ATAGTAGTTTTTGCGCCAGCATTTGATGCTACTGCATAGATTACAGAGCTTCCATTATCAGAAGTTCCTTTGACGAGTGTTAGTTTTTCGGTGAGAATCTTGACATCTGCAAGTTCAAACTCTTTCAAATCTCCATCAAAAACCTTTACGCCATTATAAACACCAGTGCCAAATCCAATGTTTAAATAAACATCCCCTTGGTCATCTAATCTCAATACTGGATCTGTTGTCAATCCAGCAGAAAGTCCTAGATCAAAATACTGCTTAGTTGTGTGTAGGAAAGTTCTATCTGCATCAGTATTATCAAATGTAGATGCTCCGCCATCAAATGTTAATAGTGATGCAGTAATTTCAAGTTCATCACTGATTACAGATCTGATAGTATCAACCGAATAGAAATCTAGGGATGTAGTTGAGAGTTGTAATGTATTATTATTGTCATTATAAAAGTATAAAATATTTTCATTTGATCCAGGTGAAAGCTCTGGAATAATATAAGTATTTTGATCGACATCTTTTACACCACCAAGAGATCCCCAGTTAGCGCCATCATAACCTTCAAATTGAGATGTGGTTGTACTAAAACGCAATGATCCTGCAATTGGAACTCCCCTATCCGTATCTGGACCAGAAGGAACCGCCAAAGTAGTTCCAGAATCAATGATAACTTTCTTTCCAGAATTTGGTCTTATAACAAAATCATTAGATTCCGTGCTTAACACATTATCTAAAAATCTCAACTCAGATGAAATAACCAATGGAACATCTTTATCTGGTCCTATTCTAAATTCTGCACAATCTTCAATTGTTATTGGAGCAACAGAAAGACTATACCATGTTAATTCTGCAGTTCCATTGATAGCAGCACCACTTATGTGAGTTGGTTCATTACCACTGGTGGCAGTTGTTCCACTATATGTAACAACATATAAATTATTTCTATATGCAATATATTCTCCAACCGTAACTGGAGTATTTGCAGCCCAGTTTGTAAAAGATGGCGCATTAATATTACTAGATTTAATTTTTTTAACAGATCTAAAATCTAGATGAGATGTAGTCAATCTAATGGTATTAACATTATCGTTATAAAACCAAAAAGTATTATCGTTTGATCCAACAGACTCTTCGGCTAGAACATAAGTATTTCCATCAAGATCTCTAATTCCACCAAGAGAAGACCAGGAATTTGTGGATGATGTGTAACCTTCATATTGATTTGTATCTGTATTAAATCTAATAGCACCATCCTCAACAACCAAAGCAGATGGTCTATCGTTTGTTCCGCCAGATGGAATTACAATAGCAGTATTTGAATCAACTTTAACTGTTCTAGTTGGAGATGGTCTCAGTGTAATATTTCTAAGAGATGAAGTGGATATAACAGATTCTGTAATGGTTAGAATGTTATTAATTACTAAAGAATCGGAAGATTTAAATTTTCCAGAAGTTTCTATATCTCCATTCGATTTGATCTCTGCATTATCATTAACTAATAAACGATTTGTTGAGAAATTAATAAGTGTCGAAGAGGAAATGTTTAATGTATTTCCTGATGATGATAATGAAGATGATGTTAAGGATCCAAATGTTCCGCTAGTTGATTGTAAATTATCTATTTCTCCATCAGAAATTAGACATGATTCGGATCTCAAATCCTCACATGTAATTCTTCCTTCTGAAATATCATTAAAAATAATATCACTTGAAACTAAATTATCTACTACACATGTAAATCCACTGCCAAAAACTCTTGGGTTATTTGGACTAATTGTAATTTCAGATTCAAGACCATCAGATCCACCCATATCTGGATGAACCTCGCAGTAATAATATAGAGTAGTTGGTGTATCTTCTGTTACTTTTAAACTGAGTGAAGTTGCGGTTCTTTCTATCCCAGTGGAATATTGAACACCAGAAAAACTTAGTACACATGAACCTCCAGTTAGAGGCAATTCAGTTAAAGTTAATTGAGTTGGACTATCAACAGATTCTACAGTAACGCTAGCAGATAAAGATGCTGTTCCAGAAACAACAGTTACCGACATTCCAACTAAAATGTTGGACGTATCTATTACAGTGAAAGATCTAATACCAGTATCTAAAATAGCATTTACATTTTCTATCAGGCTGGGTGAATATCTGCCATCCTTAAATTTAGATAAAGAAAACTGATGTGATGCTAGTGATGGATCGCTTAGATCAAATGTATATGTATCTCCAAGATAAAAAGTTAGATTTGGTGTTACTTGTGGACCAGATCCAGTATCGATAAAAAACCTATCTGTAGTTGGTGCTGTATCTATAATGAACGTTGTTGATGTTCCTAGTTTTACAATTGTATCACCAGATTGAAAATTGGAATCTGGAACAATGAGTGAAACTATATTTCCACTTTGATCGGTATAAATTTTATATATTTCCGATCCAGCTCCTCCAGATCCTTGAACTTCTATTAGACTTCCTACTTCTAATCCAGATGAAGCTTGATTTATATTTCCAATTAAAGTTATTTCTTGACATAACAAAGATGTAACTTCATACGTTATTGGGGAAGATAAATCAAATGGACTAATACTCAAAATATCTCCCTGTACATATCCAACTCCAGTATTGTCTGGATCTATTGCAATAGATTCAATAGATCCTACTTTATTGATAGTATATGACCATCCAGTTCCAGGTCCATATGGTGGATTAAATTGTAATGTTACAGAACCACCAGAAGTTGGATCAGCACTTAATACAACAGTTGTTCCAGAAGCGGAAACCACTGTTGTTGATTGTGGCAAAGATCCAGATCCAGAAGTAACAGTAACAAAAGATCCAGGTGAAATTCCTGTTGCATCAGAAACTACAATTTCTCTCGGATTCGGGGGAACAAAATCTAAGACAGCACTACCATCAAAATCTGGATTTCTATCCATGGTAATTGAAGTTGGTCCATTTATACTAGAAACTGTTGTTCCACTAACAACTGCCCCAGGACCAGTAACATTTTGTATTATGTAACCTGGAGAAATTCCAGCAGTACTACTAACAGTTATTGTTGGACTAGCAGCTGTTAATGATGCTGATATATTTCGAACTGCTGCTGATAGAGTTGATGTTATACCAGAAACACTTCCAGGTAAAGTTAAAACATCCGAAACTGAATACCCAGTTCCTCTGGTGAAAAATTCAAATGAATTTAAAACTCCTGGTTGATTTGTGATTCTAAACTGAAATCCAGATCCACCACCAATAGTTGCAGATAAAACATCATTTTCTAAATATCCACTTCCAGAATATGTTATGCTTAAATTTTCAATCTCCCCAGGAATACTAGTAACATTTATAGCAGCTCCGCTCCCAGAATCTGCATTCAGAGTTAATGATGATCCAAAAAATTGATTGAATGTGAAAAAGAAAAGATTGTCAGTTGCTGGAATCAATGGAACATTAAAAATTACTTTTCTTTCTGTGTCTCCAGGAGATATATTTGATGCGTAGTCAGAAAAATTATTATAAGTAATACCATTGACTACATAGGTGACGCCATCTAAAGATCCAAGAGCGGAATTTGTATCATCTAATATAGTTCCTATACAGAGAGGATAATTATCATTTGAAGAATCTACCTGATTAAATTCATATGTTTTTCCGTATATTAATGATATACCACCTGGGTATGAATTTCCATTTAAATTGAATATACCTGTTTGAACAGTAATATCAATATTTTGAATGCCTGCTTGAAATAACGATACACCAAGGACATTGGTGTTACTATATCCAACTCCAGAACTAGTAATATTCAAACTAGTTATAATACCATTAAATATATCGATATTTGCTCTTGCTCCAGATCCAGAACCACCTGTTAAAGGAATATCTATAAAAGTTCCATCTGGATATGAAGATCCACCGCTAGAAATGAAAGCAGATAAAGAAGAAACTGTAATATCCGCTTGCGCTCCAGTTCCACTCCCACCAGTTAATGGAACATTTGTAAATGTTCCAGCGGTGTAATTGGATCCTATCTGAATAATTGATCCGACGATTGAATCTATCGTGAAGTTAATAGAAGCCCCAGATCCAGACCCTCCATTCAGAAGAATATTATTAAATGTTCCAGAAAAATAACCTGTTCCCAGTGTGGATGTTCCACTAAATTCAACTACTTCGATATCAGCGAGAGCTCCAGTTCCACTTCCTCCTATTAAAGTAATATTTTGATATAAACCTGGATCATAATTTGATCCAGAATTTGTAATAAGAAGAGAATCTTGATCTGTAGATATAGATCTTTTAGTTAAAATAAGATCTTGATAATATGAAACATTATCTGTATTATATTGAAATATATTTTTGTTTCCACTAACAAATCCCATTGTGTTGAGACCTGGCCTGTATATGCCAACACTTGCGTCATTTACAAATGATAAACTTGGTTGCGTTTTACTACCATCACCGAGTTTTAAATTGCCAGTAGATAAATCACTACCACCTTCGGTAATAGTAAATATCTGCTGTCCGATCTGATTAATTTTTGTCCTTTGCTGTTCAAAGGTATCGGTTCTAGCGACATTAATTGCTGGCATTTTTGATTAACTCTCGCAGTAGGAATTTGAGCTCAGAAACTTCATTCTTCAACATATTTATGTCTTCGAGCGCGGAATTGAGATGTTTTTGTTTACGTCTTGCTTCTATGGCAGAATCGTCTTGATTCAAGATAGCACCTGTGTTTTGGTCTCTTACGAGACCATCGTGACCCTTTACTTTTATATAACTCATATGCGGAATTAGAAACCAGCAACTGCACGAATGTCTTGAATCTTTGGAACATATGCTGGATCTGCAGACTTCATTACTATCTTGATGGCAAATGATGAGAATTCTGGAAGATCCGAAACACTATATTTTAAATCTTGATACGATGATTGCTTTTCAACAACACTAGAAATAGTATTCTCTGGAGTTGCAATTTCCGCAGAATCTGGTTTTCCAGTTTCATTAAAATAAACCCAATCGATATCATCGAGATTTTCTTGACTCGATGCTCTTTTGTACTTATAAAGAACTTCAATGTTTGAAATATCTTTAGTGTTAGCAGTTAGATGAACGTCAATAGCGACAGCAGGATTTGTAATTACAATTTCCTTAGTAATATATTTTGCAATAGATGATCCATTCTTGGATGTATTTTCTGGAACATAATCAAATCCATTTGCATATTCAATATGACCAATCTCAAGAAGTCTTGCTTCATCATCTGGTTGATTTGGATATTTGACAATATCACCAACTCTAAAGATATCAGTTAATTGATCATTAACATCAGCATTTCTATTAAATGCAACACTATCAACAATTCTGCCAGTAAAATCATTGTCAATTGGTTGAGAATCAATTCTTAAGGTTAATTGCTGTGTTTTATTATTCCAGATAACAGTTTTGCCAGTAATAATATTTTCATATGTCTCTAAAATATTTGATGGATTTCTGGACACAATAGTAGCAGCATCATCAATCTCAAAGAAAACTTGCGATGGGTTGGTATCAACTGTAACATTTGTTAATCCAAGTTGATTTCCTAGAGTCACAGTTTCTCCAATTTGGAATAAAGTAGATGTCTTGATCCTTACCCAAACTTTTGATCCTTCAACTTTAGAAATAACACCAACCGATTTAGACGCTAAACCTTTAATTGGTTGATCATTTTGAATTTCCACGCCAGCACCAGCAAGACTAAATTGATATACTGAGTAGAAAGTAATGATTTGATCTCTTCTTCCAAATCTATCTTCCTGACCATTGGCATTTTCTACTCTATTGGAAACTGCTTTTACACTGCAACTTGATAGATCAATCACAGGCGATAAGTAAGAAACGCTAGATGAAAGAACCATCTTATACTCAAGTGATCGATCAATATCATTTAAAGTTTCATTAATATCTGAAGCAATCACTTTCTGGTTTGAGAAATAATGTGGTTCATTTAGGAATGTCTTTTCATAATCTGTTTGTGAGTATGAAACATAATTAGATGTATTTGAATCCACAGGAACAATATTAGTTGTTTTAACTGTCGATTCGATTTTTGTCCCAGTAAAAGAAAGATATTGAACTTGTGGATATAGAGTTTCAAACTTTCTATTGTAAGATGCATAAACTTTGCTTCCTCCACCAAATGCATTTCCAGAAGCTTTGATTGGTGAAGTAATATTATAAGTATCAACACCACAATTGCTTATCTTAAATAATCGTGTATTCAATACTTCGGCAGTAACACCGCCAGTTTCTAATGCACTTCTATAGAAGACATAAGAATCTCCTCCATCTTCAAAACCATTATCTCTGTGATAGACTTTTACTATTTGGTTATTGTTTCTAAAGAGTTTTGATGTTGCATTTGTGTTTGCTGTAGCATTAGTTTCAAATGGATTTTTATCTAATAATTCATATCCAAGACTCTCATTCTTAAGGACTAACTCAGCATCTCTCTCAATTGAGAACTCTGCTCTGTATAGTCTAAATTTGAGATCTTCAAAGTTATCTTCTGTCCAGTTATCAACATTTTGTGATCTATAAACAGAACCAAGTGAAGGTTGTGTTGTGATTACTGTACTTGTTGAGATATCAATCTCCCCAAGTCTCGACGCCCACAACTCATAATCAACAGAATCTGTTTCTACTGCCATTGCGTAATCTGTATCATTTTGTAGATAAACTGGATGTTCGAAAGCAAAATGGGTTGGAACAGTTGAGTTCGTAACGCCCTCATTATCGACCGCTACGCCCATTCTAACCGCAGGTGTATCAATCTCTACAAAAGTCTCTAACTCACATCCTCCAGCGCCATTTCCGATGCCTCTGATCACAACTGAAGGTGGTTCTGTATAACCAAATCCATTTAGAGAAATCTCTGCATTGTAAATTTTGCCATCTGAAATTTCAACACGAGCACTAGCAACAGATCCTCCAGGTAATTGAGGACTCTCTATAGTTAAAACTGCGCTATCATAATTTTGTCCTGGATTCTTTACTCTAATTCCAGAAACCTTGCCACTATCTTTTGCAATGGTTAATTTTAATTGAGAACCATTGGAAGCGTTTGAAGAAGTTACTGATGGTATGATCAGGTCTTCATTGGGTCTAAAAGAACGACCATTGTGATTTGAAAGAACAAGAGTATAAACTTGCTCATTTGTTAAAGAATATTTTCCAGTTGAAGATGGAACTAATTCGATACCATTCTTATCAATAATTTTTTCAATAGGACCACTTGAAGCAGAACTTGCTCCAGTTACAAACTCTCCTTTTGTTACAGAAACATTACCATTAGTAAAACACTTCAGAAGTGTAAATGGGGATAGTATTTTCTCTGTTCCTGGAATAATATTTTTTCCTGGTTTATCCGAATCTACATTCGTCAAATAAACTTTTACTGGAATCTTTGAGCTCTTCTTGCTGAAGAAAAGATCCACACCAGTAACAAATAATCCTCCATCATAATTTTCAATTTTGAATGTTTGAGCTAATGGATTTGGTCTTACTGGATTATCAGTGTTACTATCGACAAATTGAACCCCCTCATTTGCTTTAAAGAATGATGGTTTTGTTGAAACAATTCCAGATGGATTTTCTGGAAGAATTCCAGTTACATAATACTTAACCTCAGCATAAGTGTCTACTGTGAGTTTATCGGCATCTGTAGAACTTGATGTAAATCTAAATGTTTGTATTCCAGTGGTGACTCTAATTTCTTCCGCAGAAGTGTCATAATCAACAGTATTCACATCTCCAGTCCAAACTGCATTTTCTCTTGGTGGAAGACCAGCAGGTAAAAGAATTAATCCACTAGCATTTCCATTTTCATCTGTTGTAACAGAACCATTGAATGCTGATAAAGAGTTGCCCGCAATTCCAGTAAATCTTAAATCTGGATTGACCCAACGATTAATATTTCTTCCTTCTAAGAAAATGGAAATATTTGTATTTGGTTTTAGTCTTCTAACAACAAATTTAATCGGGATGCTTCTTGCAAAAAACTGAAGGGCAGTTGAAACTGAACTACCACGAACCGTCTTTGTTTGAATTCCTTTACCAACCTCATTATTTTGAGGACTGATATTTGAAGAACTTGAAACAGATGCTAAATCAACAGAAGATGCTGATCTCTCGGTGACATTTTCTCCAAGTGAATTGATCGCTGTGAATGATGTATTTGCTCCAATCCAATTTATAATAAATGAATTGTAGATACTTGATAAACTCTCTTTAACATTATCCTTGGCAATAAAAATCTTATAAAGATCGGTGTTTGTATCAACAACAACTGGTTCTATACTATCATCATACCATTGATCAATACTTGGTGAAATTTGTGCGTCTCCAACATACTGGAGAACAACAAATGGATTTGGGTTAAGAGTTTTTGATGCAAAACTATTACCAAGCAATTCCAAATTGCTATATGGTAGAGTGATGATATCTCCAGATTTTTGGTATCCAGAAACAACTCTTTGATCTTCCCTGACATTGACTTCTTTCAGAGCAAAAGAATTTTCTTTTGACTGGGGACGAAGAACAGATTGCTGACTATCAATAGCACATTGATAGTCTAATGATATAAGATTTCCAGTTCTATGTGATTCAAAATTATCCACAAAAAATCCTGACTTGAATCTATCAAATCCAATATCATCCTTGACTTGCATATTGAGAGCTTGTTGCTCTAAAATGCTGAGTGATGTGTAGTACTCAAGTCTCTCTATACGCTTTTCCAGTTTTCCAATATCTCTCATCGTATATCTACGATTATCCACTGGAGTTACTCTTACATCTTTGCTACTTAGTGTAAATGCTGGAATATAAACATAGAAAAGTGGAATAGCATCATCGATCAAATCTGGTTTTGTTGGATTTAATGATGAGTTGCCTTCTTTAACAATAAACTCACCTTTCTTATTGAGGAAGACTCCATCTATTCTATCGAGATATTGAACCTGACTAAACGAAATGGTATATTCTAAATTGCTATCAGAAGCAGGGGAACTAGCAACGACAGATCCTGGACCAGAGAAGCTTCCATTTACTTGTGAAAGCGAAGAAGTATCCTGGAATCCAGCGATAATCTTATTGCTATCAACCTTTGGTCTAAAATCAATAACATTCTTAAGATTTACAATTCCATGCACAGTTGAATTAAATGTAGGAATTTCATCTTCTGTTACACCAGCTTCGTGGAGGTAACTATCAATTACACAGAAATCACCCTGAGACTGCTCAAAATAATCAAAAGCAATCACTAGCTGCCCAGAAGTTGGGGCATATCCTGGTTTTAGAACAATTCTTGATACATCATAAATCGTATCTCTCTGTCCGTTATCAAATGTAAATCTATCGGTTACATCTGTTCCAGTGATTAAATTGCCAGCGGTATCAATTTCTGGGGGTTGTGCGCTGGTTCCTTCATAAACATATCTTAACTTATATGCATCAGAATATGAAAGAATCTCAACAACCTCACTATCATAGTCTGTTCCTCTAAACGGAACAACTCTATCTCCAGATGATGAAACAACAATTCTCTTATTCTTGATTGCTGTCTTTAATCTTGGTTTTGCTTTTGTAACTTCTAGAGTTGCTGTGAGTTTTAATTTGGGGAACGTTCCATTATTGGGAATAACTCCAAAATAATCTGATGGAAGTTCTAGACTGATAGAACCAGAAGTTAATCCACTTGCCGTATCAGTAGAGGATGAAATAGTGACAGCATCACTTTCAACATAAACGATATCACCAATATCAATATTTGGTGCATCTCCTGGATCCAATACAGTAATAATATAATTTGATTCTGAGAATGAAACGAATCTTTGGGTTCCAAATGCTAACTGAGCAGCAAATGTAATAGTACCACCAGATGTTGAAGCTGTTGTAACAAAATCTCTTCTGAAAAAGTATTTGATCTTGGTATCTTCCGAACCAGCAGAGATCTGCTTAATTTGCTTACTGCCAGTTGGGAAAATTAAAGAACCAGAATTTGAATTTTGTACTCTTGGGCGTAGTCTTACGATACTAGTATTTGTTACATCACCTGGAAGTGCGGTATCCAAATAAACTCTAGTTTTATATGTTCCCTCTCTTGAAGTTGCATATTGGACAGATGCTCTGACTAAGTTGTTATTAACGTCAGAGAATTGAACAATATCTCCTTGTTGTAACAAAGTAGTAGCGTCAGCATTGAAACTGGTTGATTCAATAAACTTATATCCTTTAGAACCAAAGAATGTAAATTCTGTTACCGATTTAATCTCCGCATATTCCTGATCATCAACTACAACATCTGCGGTAAATGTATTTGCATTACCAGAACCGTATTGGCAACTAACTGATTTTACATTTTGCGGGTTGTATGTTGTAACTGTATTTCTAAACAAAACAGGAATAACAGCAGCTGCTGCCGCTGGTTCAGCGGTTCCTGATGGATTTAAAACTGTAACAGCTGGTGGTTGGGCATACTCATTTCTAAATGCACTTCTGTTGTTTATGGTGACTTTATAAATTCTCCCATCGCCAGCACGAGAAAGTTGAATTACTGATGGATCATACTCTACTCCATTGATAAGTAGTTTTGCTCCATCAGCATATCCAAGACCTCTGTTCTGAACAATAAAATGCGATACAGTATTTTCGGTTGCAATCTTTGCTGTGTTGCCCAATTCATCTCTAATAGTTTCGCCAGAAGAAAATCTACCAGATAAAGTCTTTACAAATAAAATATTATTTGTTGAATAAACTCCATTTGCTGGACCTTCAACGACTCCATATGCTCCGCTCTCTAAACCAAATACGTACTTACCTTGAGTAAATGATCCAGTTTCAACTGGTTTATTTTCAAGAAGAATTCTGGTATAAAACTCGGGATCAAAATAAGACAATCCAAACACAGAATTATACGAAGATGTTCCATCTGCCAATCTTCCTTTGGAAATGACAACATCAGTATCTGAATTAAAACCAGATCCTCTCTTTTGTAGATTAAAATTATTTGGTTTTACTCTTCCGATAATTGGTGTTACCGTTTCGCTATAATCAACAATAAAACCAAGTTGATTTGCATCTGCCAATGCGTCTGCTTGACTTACAAATAATTTTCTTGTGAAATCTACATCACCTAAATCATATTCTTTCATTACAAGTTCTAACTCATCTTTATTTCCAAAGATTGTTAGTTCTAAAAATTGAACAGCGTCTGAAAAATTAATTAGTGGTCTGTTGATAGTTGCAAAAGATAACGATTTAACAGTTCCAATTGAAGTAGCTGCTCCCCCATCACCTCTGGATTTGATATAGTAAAGAGTTCCCAGAAGACTCTCGAAATTGCCATCAGTAATAGATCCAAGTGGATTTACTGGACTTGTTACTTGAATTGTGATTGTTTTAATTCCATCATTCAACCCAAAACTTTTTCCTCTTCTGTTCAATGTTTGTCTATAATCAGAAGCAGATTCAGTATTGTTTAATCCAACAGATCCATCATTAAATGTTGAATGTAGATAAATGAATGGATACGCTGTTAGATCAGCACCTTCTTTATTCAGAGGAACACTTCCATAAACATTGGTGATGCTAAATGTTGGCAGACCTTTTGTTTTTAATGTGATATTATCACTAGAAAGACTTTCTCTTGCCTTATTAATTTCTAAGTATTTTGTTTCTTTATTGACAATTTCATAACCTTTGATATATGCTTTGCCTGGACCAATACTAGCAAGCATTTTTCTGGTTGCTTCTGCTGCTGTTAGACCATTATATGTTCCAAAATCATCAAGAGCATATACACCCCTATTGCCATCTTTTTGTGCATATTCTCTAATATCAACTGAGAAATTATCAACTACATAGTCTCCACTCTCATCAAACGTTCTACGTGCAAGAGTTTGCTCTAGTAGATTATAATTTGTTGGAGATACCTTTCTCTGTACTGATCCTTTATAAACAGTAATTAGTTGAATGAAGTTTTTATCTGTAATCTCATTTAATGAGAATTTTTTTAATTCCAGACTAATTTTTAATCTATGGGCTCCAGGAGATGTGTAATTGGAAGATCCAATAGAATTATCATAAAGACTAGAATCTTCCTCTGGGGTAACAATTTTTTCAATAATGTTAAATCCAACCTTTGCTGATGGATTATTATAATATGGATCAATCACCAATAACTCTGAATTATTTCTGACAAAGAATCCATTCACAAAATAAATTCCTTCTTCTACTTTTACAGCAGAAGCATATCCCATTGCTGGACTATCTAAAGAAAATACCTCTTTTGTATCGGGATTTTCTACGCGAATAGAAGTAGGCAGAACACTTCCGTCAGTTCCAACAACCATCAACGGAGTATTTACTCCATCAATAACCTCTAGTGTTTCTCCTTGTCGAAATCTAATTTCAGAGTTAGAATCTCCACTGTTTAAGTAATTTACGTATAAAGTATCAGCAGAAGTTTCTGTAGCATTTCTGGTAGATAAAACCGTAGCAATAACACCAGAACTTAAACCTCTCAATTGCTGACCTAGCAATTGGGAAATATCATACTTCTTATATACAATACTGTTATTTTCATTTACGGCAACTTCAGATACCGAAGATAACTTTACATAATCTAATTTTGTATTAAGACCAACTTCCCCAGGAACAACTAATTCTCCTTGCTTGAAAGCATACTTACCAAAACTTTCAATTTGATTCTGGAGAATGGATTGAAGTTGAGTTAATTCTCTACCTTGAATAGAGTAACCTGGACGGAATAGAATCTTATAAAAATTCTTATTCGCGTCAAAGTCCTCGTAATAAGGATTTACATTAAGGTTAGTCTTCTGAGGCATCGTACTTCGCCAAATACTAGTATCTAGTCCCTAGTATTTAGTAGAGATAAAAAAAATCCTCCCTATTTGGGAGGATTTGTAAGGTTTAAATTTGAATCAGAATTCGATTACAAGTTTAATATCTTCGATTTGGTCTGGAGCACGAGTAATTAGGCGACGGTTCTCTAGGTAGATAACATCACCAGAGTTGTTTTCAATTTCTGGAGTTGCTAGACCAGCAACAAATGTTGCTCCTAGCAATGTCCCTGCATATCCAGTTGATACATTACCAGCAGCTGCTGATAGAGAACCAGAGATAGCATTTGCACCATTGCTCTCAAATTCTCTAACAACACCTTGATCGGTATGAGCATCAACTGTTTGGATGTACTTAAGAACACCAGCAGTTGTTGAACCACTGTCCAGAGTCCAAGAAACGACAGTACCGTATGCAGTACCACCAGTTACTGTCTGTGAAATTGTTTCATCTGGAATGAAATCAGCAGTAGCACCAGTAATTTTAACTGCTTTTAGTCCAGTTAAAGTATCTGATGTAGCAAAAGTGGTTGTTCCATAGTTGTATGGATCTTTGATGATGCCAATTCTGCGGAAATCGTTATCTACTGGGAAATCACCAGAACCTTCTGCATAAGTGAGACGAATATTCGTCATCACACGCTTTCCATTTAGTTCTGTCTCGTGATCAGAACCATGACCGTTCTGAGGAGGCATCACGACCTCTAGAGCTCCTGTAGCACCTGGAGCAGTCGAAACACCAACGGTTAGACCTTGATCACTGAAGAGATTGCCATTTCCTAGAAGAACTTTAGCATATGTATAATCTTGACCACGAGCAACGACGGATGCTGAAGTGATAGAACCATTTGCATCTGTTGCAAATTCAATCACACCGCCAGTTCCATCACCTTTGATTGAAGTATAAAGTGTTTGTGAAGCTGGTAGATTTAGTCCAGTATCTTCAACCAATACAACATCAATAGCGCCAGGAACTGCTAGTGCTTCTACATTTGTTCTTGAAGCATTGGATGGAAGAACAATTGGCATGAAGTCGGAAGAAAGGAACTTCAAAACATCATCGGTTGGAATGGTGTACATGTACTTCCAGATGTAACCAGCTCCTGTAGTTTCTGTGTAAAGACCTGTTACTGCATCGTAGTTTGCTCCAGTTGTCAGTGGTTCTTCGGTAGCATTTACTGCTGCTGTACCCGTTGCTGGAGTTTCTCCATTATAGAGGCATTTAAATACCTCGTAATTGGAGTTCATAACATAAAACTTGGATGTTGAGATCGAATCTTGTCCAGTTGCACTTTGCTTGCCAATTTGACCACCGCCACCAGGAGTAGCAGAATAGTCAGGTTTCCACATATCAAACTTTGGATTAGCAACTAAATCCCAGTTATAACGACGAATAACTGTTCTTGCATATGCATCAGTGATACGCTTAGCTGCAATAATCTCGTCGTAAATGTTGATTTTTTCTCTCTGGTTATCTAGAGGTAGTGGTGGAATCTCTTCCGTAGCATAACGATAAACTCCAGTCTTAGCAGTAGCTGCTGTTGTCGTAGAACCACCATCTGCTGTTTCTAGTAGAGTGCTCCCAGTTCCAGGTACGGAATTAATTCCGTTTGCTCCAAAAACGTCGGTAAGAAGAAGGGCACTATCATAAACTGCAGCAACTGTCGCACGGAATGCTGTGGATCCGTATGTGCCAACAAAAACTTCATTCCCTACAGTGAAGTTTGTTGAACCTTTTGAATATACCTCTAGGTATGCTCTCCAAGGTTGTGGTCGACCCACAAAGAAATACATTCTGGATCGTTCGGCGCTAGTATCGGTAGCACCTTCAGTTAGCGATTCTAAGAATTGCTTCGCATTAAAAATTCTAAACTTATCAGAGATAATAGCAGCCATTTGTTTTTTCCGACGTTGTTTGTGCCTGAGTTATTTATATTTATGCAG